AGCGACTATGCGTGATGTAGATGCAGGGCTTACTACTATGCAAGCAGACCCAGGCACTAACCGCACAGCATTACAAGCTCTTTCTACCGTAGCCCTATCAGAATATGGTGCTTTGTATGTTGATGGGTCTGGCAGTTTTGTTTTTCAAGATAGATCTGTTACGGCTGGATCTATTGGTGGCACACCTACAGTCTTTGCAGATAATGGCACGGGCATAGAATATTTTGATGCTAGTTGGATTCTTAACGATGTATTAGTGTTTAACAAAGCCACAATTACGAGGGCTTCTGGTAGCCCACAGGTAGCACTAAACCAAGCCAGCATAGATAAATATTTTTTACATAGTTACTTTCAAGACAACCTACTTATGCAGACCGATGCTGTAGCTCTGGATTATGCCCAGGCTTATGTGGCTAGTAGAGCTGAAACTAGCATCCGAGTAGATGCCATAGTCCTAGACTTATACACCCCTAATTACAATACAGGCATTATCGCAGCCTTAGACCTAGACTTCTTTGATCCTATAAAGGTAATTACTACTCAACCAGGCGGATCTCTTTTAGAGAAATCACTACAGATTTTTGGTGTAAGAATGAACATAACACCGAATAGTTGGAAAACCACGTTCACGACATTAGAGCCAGTCATAGACGCATTTATCCTAAATGATACGATTTATGGCACTTTAGACTATAATGTCCTAAGTTACTAGGGAGTACAAATGGCAGCAGGATTAGGTTTTAAGGACTTTGTTACAGGCGAGGTATTAACCGCAGCCGATGTAGATGGCTATTTAATGCAAGGTGTCTGGGTATTTGCCAGTGCCGCTGCTAGAGATGCAGCTGTAACTTCACCACAAGAAGGTAATTTTGCTTATCTTAAAGATACAAATGTAACTACATATTACACTGGTAGTGCTTGGGCTAATTTAGATACTACTGGGATGACTAACCCAATGACTACTACAGGCGATATTATTTATTCTTCACCAGGATCTACACCAGTTAGACTTGGGATTGGCACAGCTAATCAAGTTTTACGAGTTAATTCTGGCGCAACTGCACCAGAGTGGGCGACACCTGCAGGTGGTGGCGGTATTACTTTATTATCTACAACGACTTTATCAGGTAGCAGCACTTCAGTTACAGGTATATCAAGTGCTTACAAAGATTTGAAGATTTTACTTTATGGAATAAATGCAAGTTCTGGTGGTACTCTAACAATTCAATTAAACGGTAGTAATGCTGTAAGTTATACAAATCAAGTTATGAGATTAACTACCTCTGCAATTCTAGAGCAATTGTATGCAAGCAACTGGCGCTTAAATGGTAATGGAGTAGGCGCAAGCAGTGCAAGTAATTGTTTCTCACTTACAGTAAGTAACTACGCTAACGAAGCAGCTAGTACAGTAAAACCTTATTTCTACTTTGGTGGCTATACAGATGATGGGCCAAGAAGCTCACCAATTTTTGGTGGTGGATATTGGGAAGACACTACAGCAATTAGCTCACTTAACGTGGCTATAAGTGCAGGTAGTTTTAGTGCTGGCACAATTAAAGTATATGGAGTTAACTAATGAGTAGACCACTTGTAAGAATACATAACACAGAAACAGATGAAATTATTGATCGTGAGATGAACGATGCAGAGTTTGCTGAGTATGAAGCAAACCAAGCAGCTGAACTTGCAGCACAAGCAGAAGCCGATGCAAAGGCAACTGCCAAGGCAGCATTATTAGACAGACTTGGCATTACAGCTGAGGAAGCTACTTTACTTCTTTCATAATGAAGCCATGGCTATGTGCAGCTGGTGTGCAGTTAAGAGATCAGGTTGATACCTGGTACCCAGATCGTCGCTCTACCAGTGATGGGTGGGTGGGTGATGCTCGTCATTCCGCCACAAAATCGGATCATAATCCAGATGCAACTGGGTGTGTACGAGCCATTGATGTTGATTCTCGCTTGGATTCATCCGAAGGGATCTCAATATATTTGGCTGACCAGATCAGAAAATGTGCTAAAACCGATAAGCGCATATCTTACGTAATCCATAATGGCATGATCGCTAGCAAGATACTCAATTACAAGTGGCGTAAGTACAGAGGTTTTAATAAGCACACAAAGCACATACATATCAGTTTTACAAAGTTAGGCGATAAAGATAGCAAGCCGTTTGATATACCACTACTAGGAGGTAACTTATGAAGATCAGTGAGAAACAAAAAGCAATACTTAAATCATACTTTAGGGGTGTGCTTGTATCATTCTTAACGTTCTTAGCAAGTAATGAGTTAGGACTAGATCCAGTTATATCAGTAGTAGTGGCCGCACTTGCAGGCCCAGCAGCTAGGGCTTTAGATAAATCCGACAGTGCTTATGGCCTCGGTGCAGATGAAGCATGAGCCCGAACGAGTGGGTTGCTTTATGCGTTGGCGCATGCGCTATAGCAAGCAGTTTATTAGTGGCTCTACGCTGGGTTATTAAGTCTTATTTAACTGAGTTAAAACCTAATGGTGGATCTAGCATGAAGGATCAACTAAACAGACTAGAGCAGCGTGTTGATGATCTGTATTCTTTAATAGTTAAGAGACAATAAACACATGGCTGATACAAGACGTAAGCGCAAAAAGATCAATAGGCGTGTAGTGCGTAAATCACCAGAGCCATTATCTAAACTAGATCAGCATTATATTGCTATGAATGAAATCTTCAAGGCTGCAAAGAAGGCTGGCTTTAGTGACAGCTGTGCTTTGTACTTTGTATCAGATCGGGCAACGATGCCTAACTGGGTAGTTGGTGATGGCGGCATCATACCTAGTATCGATCCTACAGAAGAGGATGAAGATTAAGCGTTGGCTAGTAATATCAGATTTACAGATTCCATACCATCATGAGCATGCAGTCAAGAATGTCATTAAGTTGGCAAGACGTGAGAAATTTGACGAGGTTTTATGTGTTGGCGATGAGATCGATTTTCAAACAATTAGCAAGTGGGCCGATGGCACACCTTTGGCTTACAGTCAGACTCTTAATGAAGATCGTGCAGCTTGTCAAGACATTCTTTGGGATCTTACCGAGTACAGCAAAAAAGCTAGTGTTATCCGCAGTAATCATACTGATCGCCTTTATAGCACTTTACTAAAAGCACCTGGCTTAATAGGTTTACCAGAGCTGCAATATCCTAAGTTTATGGACTTTGCATCTATGGGCATTGACTATCACAAGACAGCTTATGAATTCCACCCTGGCTGGGTATTAGCACATGGCGATGAAGGCAGCATGAGTCAGCACGCAGGTATCACAGCTCTTAACTTGGCTAAAAAATGGGGCAAATCGGTCATAGCAGGACATAGCCATAGACTGGGCATGAGTGCCTATACAGAAGCCATAGGAAGCCATTACAGGCCCTTATATGGGGTTGAGGTAGGTAATCTCATGGACAGGAAAAAAGCCTCTTATATCCGCTATGGAAGCGCGAATTGGCAGATGGGTATTGCTATACTAGAAGCCGTAGGAAAGACGCTAACACCCACGTTAGTACCGATCAATAAGGATGGCTCATTTACAGCTCTAGGGCGGTATTACGGGTAACATCGTTACCTAATCGTTATACAAACTACGCCTTAAATAATCCACAAAGTCGTACACACATGTCACACTATTGCTATGCCACAAATTGTGGTATGGAAAGTAGGGCTACATGATAGAAACAACAGCACCATGGATAGTGCTTTATAGTGTATTAGGTTATTTTATTGTTTGGGGTGTTTACTCAACAATTAAAGATAATGCATTTCAGTCAGGTTATTGGAAAGGCCGTAAAGATGGCTTTGACATGCACCGAAGAATGACAGATAGCAAAATCGATGCCAACAACAACTGAGGCGTTTTTTGCAACCGCTACTAAGCTCATACACGAGCGCGGCACAGTTTACGGACATCCATTACATAACATGGAGCGGATTTCAAAGCTTGTCAGTTCGTATATTGATTACCCACTCATGCCACACGACATATGTATTATCAATATCCTACAAAAGATCAGTAGGTTACAAGAGTCACCTGGTCACCTGGACAGTCTTATCGACATCGCTGCATACACCGCACTTTACAAGACGGTCTACGATGCAGAGATTGACAACTCAGACGATTGGAAAGACTAATGGCATTTAACTTAGCAGATTATGAAACAGTCGAGAGCCGACTAGAAAAATGGTGGAAGGATTACCCAGATGGAAGAGTGGCAACAAAACTTGAACAGGCCTCAGACACTAGATACATTGTTAGTGCTGAATTATTTAAAACGGAAGCCGATGCGAAACCGTGTGCGACTGGACTTGCTAGTGAGAGC